GGAAGTATAAACACAAGATACTCAAGAAAATGAAATGCCCTTATTATGATTGGAAAGGTATTGATGAAATATCGGCTGACGAAACAGACGAGAACAACTTGCCTGTTATAGATACTAAGTACAATAATTATTTCAAGGTACCGCGCAAACCATATATATTCTTTTCGCATATGAACCTTGGTGAAAGCCCATACGAAGTTACTACACCGGTTGAGCAGTCTATTTCACTTCAACAGATAGCCAACAAGCGCGGTAGGCAAATAACTGAGATATCGGATAATGCAGTTCCAAGGTTGGCCTTTGCTGGTAATTACATTGAAAAGAACGATGCCTCTGCTATCTCAAACGATCCTAATGAAAATATATATATCGAGGATGTTGATAAAATCAACGATGCTTTGATGGAGATATCAGCTGCTCCACCAAACCCAATATTATATAAAGATTTGCAAAGTGTAAGAGGACAGCTTGACAACAAGTTTGCTACCAATGCTCAAACTCGTGGTGAAACTATGTCCGGTGAAAGTGGAATATCCAAACAGATCACTAGAGAAGGTAATTTGCAAGTATCTGATGACATTGTAGACATTGTCGTTGAAAGAGTTATACACGAAATGGCAAGTTGGGGTTTGCAGATGATGAAACTGTTTTATGAAGATGAACACTATATTACAAGTATGGGTAAAGATGGCGATATGGTACAGGCCAGTTTATCACGCGAGAAAATTGAAGAAGGAATGATCATAAATGTCCGGGCTGATAGTTCTGATGAGCAAACTACAAAGGCAAGAGCAATGGAACAAGCCGGTATGAACGCTATTGATCCGTTAACTTTAGCTGAGGATCTTGACGTTCCGAATCCAAAGGAACGGACACGCAGGTTAATATCATTTTTGCAAGGTGAAGTTGATGGCTATGCCCGATACTCAGAAGAAATTGGATTGATGGAAGAAGGTGGCGGCGGTGCGCCGGGGACACCAAAAGAAACTCCACCGGTAGCAGAGGGCGGTGCTGGGGGCGGTGAAGAACAACTAATGGGCGCTGATAAGGCAATGCAAGACCTTGAGGCCTTAAAGCAAGGTCAGCAAGTACAACCACAAGGAATGCCCGGCGAAGAATATGTCGCAACATTTATAGAATTTGTCAATGGTGGTGAGTTTGATCAGTTGCCACCGGAAGCGCAACAAGCAATAGTACAATATGTCCAAGGTTTGAAACAAATGATAGACCAAAATGTCTAATTTTATAACACGATCAATTTATAGGGAAGATGACGAAGAAAAAAAGAAGTACAAAAATGCTTTGTATGATTTTAACTTATGGGACACCGATGTAGGCAAGTCGATTAAAAGCTCCTTAGAGGGTGTTACAAACGCTTACCAAGACTATATGAAGCCTGATACAAAAGTTAGGGCGCGTGATTTGTTTCGTGAAATGGGATCGCAAGTTGGCGAAATGGGTAAGGCTATGGTGCCGACCAAAGAAGAACAGAAAGCATCGATCAAACCAATGGAAGCAAAGATGTCCCCCAAAGAACGAATAAAGTGGATAGCAACCGGGAAAGCTCCACAACTCACAGAAGAAGAAGAAAAGGGTGGCAAAGACCAAATTAGTAAAATGCTTAACTTTATAATGGCAGCCAATATGGAACGGGGAATCGGCAACACGATGAATATAAAAAAACTTAAATCTCACGAAGGAGTAGATCGAGGAGCTGTTGATTCATACAAGAAAGCAATACAGCAGGGCAAAAAGCTAGAGCCAATCAAAATTATACAAGAGGGCAAGAAGTGGGGCATTGAGGACGGTAAACACCGCTTTCAAGCCTACAAGGAGCTAGGTTATGACGAAGTACCAATAGTAAAGGTATCACCACGCGAACTAGCCAAAAAGACCCTGATTTATTTAAGGGATAAGAAACAAAAATACGCCGGGAGTAGATCTGTTGAAAAACTTACCAAAGAAAATAGTTATGATATAATAGATGTAAGAAGATTTTTCAAGGAACTAGATAGAGGTAATTTAAAAAACTGGTCAAAAAATGCTACTATGAAATACAGAGGCAACCTAATTAACGGAATGCGCGAGGTAGCGAAAAAACTAAAAGTTAGTGTTAAAAATAAGACACTTAGACAAGTGTATAATGAAATAGATGATATAATAAGTAAGAACAAACAATTATAACTTAGGAAGGAGCATTTAAAATGCCAACAGATCCAATGACAGATATTTTGGGAGATGGTGGAACACCAGCACCAGCACCAGACCCAACACCAGAGCCACCAAAAAAGGAAGATGAACCATCGGCCTTAGATGAGATTAAGAGTTCTATTGGTGAACTCGGAGAAGGAATCAAGGGTATTAATGACAGGCTTGAGGCAGTAGAAAAACCAACTGACCCCGAACCAGTAACAGCGCCTGATCCAGAGGATAAGACGCCGAGTGATGATGATTGGAAGCCAAACAAGTGGGGAGATATACCGGCGAAATCAGAAGAAATTGCTAATAAGGTTTTTGATGAAAAAGAAAAAGAAAGATTGGCCAGAGAAGCAGAAGCGACAAAAGCAGAAACAAGAAAAAAACAAGATACCGACAAGTTCATTGATGACCAGTTAGTTGAGATAGAAAAAGAAAAGATTATAGCAGATGTGGTTGATAAAAATGATCCCAACGATCCCGGTATGATGGACAGGAGAGAATTATTTGGCATAGCTTCAAAGACCAACGCAGGTAATCTCGTAGAGACAGCAAAACAGATGAAGGTGATGCATAGTAGCGGAATGAGATATGACGTGCCAAGTGGAAAGTATATTAAGACAGAATCAGATATGAGTGGCGCTGATGCACCAGTCGGATCACCGGCGGGCAGATCAGTACCAACTGGCGGTGATAAACCGGATTACGATGAGATACACAATGCGCGAAGCCTTGGAGAATTGGCTGACAAACACGGTTAATTGACAATGAAAAACAGATAGTGATAGAATAATAATAAGAATGCTAAAAGCAATCCACCGATTTTGGGTTGCTTTTTAGTAAGTATATAATTAAAGAAAGGAATTGTTATGGAATTCGGCGAAAAACTTACAGCTTTGACACAAAGTGCTTTATTGCCAAAGGTTGTAGATAATGTTCTAAACAGTAATGTTTTAGCTTGCAGATTTATTGGTAATGCTATGCAAGGAAAAGGCAAGTACATCGAGAAAGCCATTAAGTATGAGAACTCTGGTGCTGCTGGTTCGTTTTCCGGCCTTGATTCTTTCACAGCTTCAGAATTGGATACAAAGACCGTTCTAACCTATCATATGAGAGGTGTTAGGATTCCAGTTGCTGTATCTGGTATGGCTGCTGTGGCAAATGCGGTTAAAGAAACACAGGTTACAGACCTTGTAGTTAACTCTCTTGAGGAATCAGAGGCAGAGTTGGTTGATGAAATTGGAACACAGATTTATGGTGATGGAACAGGAAATTCAGACAAAGACTTAATTGGTATAGGTGCGATTGTAGATGATGGAACTGATGTAGACTCTATCGGTGGAAAATCTAGAACAGACTATTCTGTTTTAAACGCTGTGAGAACTGCATCGGGTGGAACCGTATCACTAGCTAAGTTGGCTACTCTTTATTCGGCTATTTCAAGTGGTACAGCGATGACAGCCCCATCTTTGATAGTTTCTAATGAAACACCTTGGGATCTTTACGAGCAACTATTGACACCTTCGGTTAGAGAAAATTACTCAATGCTAGGATATTACAGCGTTGGTAGAACTGGCGGGGCAACTCGCGGTGATGCTCTATCTGGTACACAAGGTTTCGTTGCGGTTTCATATAAGGGTGTGCCTTGGGTAAGAGATGAAAAAGCTACAGCTCAGAATATATTTATGCTAAACGAAAAGCACATAGATTTCTACGGCTGGGACGCTAAAGGTGTATTCGGTTACAAGAAAATTGGCTTTACACAAAAGACACAAGAAGGTGTTTATGCCGAAGCTCCAATGAGTGCCTTCACAGGTTTCAACTGGAGTGGTTACAGAGCGCCTACTAACCAATTCGCAGGAATTGCAGATGTGGTTTTGCTTGGTAATCTAACTTCTTGGCAGCCAAGACGACAAGGAAGAATGACCGGAGTTACTGGAGTATAAATTAATTAAATAGACAAGGAGAATATTATGAAAATGGAAGGATTACCACAAGTAATAGATTTTAACCCTTATAAGATTAGGACCGAAGCCGGTGCTACTCATAATTTAGGAGAATTAGTTGAATTGGCTGATCAAAGGAAGTTTCGTTACGCTAAGGCCGGCGAGGCTTTGACTCTCGGTTATCTAGCCGTAGCTCCAACTCCTAAAACTGATCTGCATACCCTAGCGGTGTTGACTGGAGCTTTGAACTCCAAAACCATTACCTTTACGAATGCAGCTACCACAGACATAGACACGGCTGCTGAAGTAGCTTACTTTTCAGAAGGTTATGTCGTTGTTGCTTACAGTACAGGCATAGGTCAGACTTTGAAGATTAAGGATTTAGAAGCGGTGGCCACAGGTGCAGTAGGAACAATCAATTTATTCGATCCGATCAGCGTTGCTTTAGCAACAACTTCGAAGATTGATATTGTTCAGAACAGTTATAATGGTTGTTTGATGGAAGTCTTGGTTGGTAATTTGCCAGCCGGTGTGCCATTGATAACAATTACAGCTGCTGGAGATTACGGTTGGCTTCAAACTCGAGGAGTTTGTGCCTTAGCTGCTGATAACACAATAGCTGCTGCTACTGATATTGTCGCTGATGGTGATGACGCTGGTAAAGTTGATGGGATATCAGAGACTATTGGAACAACTGTTGCGCAGCATAAGGTTGGTAAAACTATCGTTAGTGTTACTGATACTTACTCCCACGCTGTGTTTTTGATGATAGAGTAATCGATAACTTAAAAAATTAATAAAGTCGCCACCGATGACGAGAAAATGTCCTTAGTGACTATTCAGGTCGGGTAGTGAAAGCGCGACAAGTAGTGAACCCTCATACTTGTTATGGGGGTTTGTTACAAGAAAGGTATTATGAGTAAGAAAAAAGTGAAAAATGTTAATCCGAATTATTACAAGAGCTATGACATTAAGTGGTTGAGAGGTGTTAAAGATGAACACCCAGACGGTCATTTAGTTGACGAGTACGACAAGAAAAAGAAATAATTTAAACTGAAAGGTTTACTATGACAAAAGCAAGAGAGTATATTCCAGCACTAAAATTTGGACATAAGATTTACCCCGAAGATATCGCCGGTATGATTGGACTACCATCGATTGGTGATATTTGGTATGTTGACCCTGGCAAAGCAAGTGGGGTTAGCGGTGGAGGTACTTCAAGAGAAGATGCCTTTTTGACAGTTGCCGAGGGCTTAGCAGCAGCCACAGCAGATCAGGACGATGTGGTTTTGATTACCCCCTCAAGCTCAACAGGAAGAACATCAGAAACTGTAGCTATTGATTGGAACAAAAGACGAACTCATTTGATAGGATCGACAGCTCCTACCGCTTTCAATCCAAGAGCCGGTATGTCCTTTGGATCAGCAGTTGTATCGCCTTGTTTCACGATTTCGACAAGAAGTTGTATTTTCAAGAACTTCACCTTGTCTAATATGCAGGACATAAATGTTACTGTTGAAATGACTAGCGATTACAATTACTTCGAGGGTGTTCACTTTGCGGGTATGGGAAACGCTACCGCCGGTGATGATACCGCAGCTAGAATTATCAGGTTAAACGGATCAGGTGAGAATACATTTAATAACTGTACTTTCGGTCTTGATACTGTTTTGAGAACAGCGGCAAACGCTACAATA